TTCATTGCCACTAGCATCCGTAGCATTGACCAGTTCAACTGTGCCAAGCACAACACGAACACGCTTGATTTGCTTAATCAACTCTTGCGTCTTCTCAGGCAGGGACTTGAAGTCTTGAATAAATCCTGCTGGCTTACCACAGTTGAAGCCACCATCATTATCCTTCAGGTCAATGTTCAGATTGTCTGCCATGACAGTCTTCACATAACGGTTTGCTTGGTCACCCATACCCCGCACAAAACGCTTATACATAAAGCGTTGTATGAATGGACGAATCTTAATTGATTCAGCATAGTAAGTTGGACCATCAGGCACTTCCAATTTGTATGTGCCACCTGCTACAACTTCCATGTTGACCTTCTTACCTTTTACCTCTGCTTCGCCCATCACTGGTGCGTGATTGATACGAAGCCGTGCAAGGGTGCTTGCTTTCTTACGCTCGTTGCTACCCTCGTTTGCAATGCCCATTGCCTTTGCCATTGCTGCGTAATTGTTAGTGTCAATAGTTGTTAGTTCCATATGTTATACTCCTTCTTTTGAGTGTTGAAAGTTCCTAGTTATATCATGACACGTCTTTTGTGTCAAGCCAATTGGGGCCTATTTTTGCCTCTAATTCTAGTGGCACATTGAATGACAACCCCCAACGTATGTCAATCAATTGTTTCAACTCCCTGTTAGTCTTAGCAATCACCTCAATCACACTCCTTTCTTCATCAGGGTGAACGTCAATAACAATAGAGTCATGTACAGTATTTACCACACAACTTTGCTTACCGTCAAGCAGTTTTTCAATGTGAAGTAATGCTAACGGTACAATATCTGCTGTAGCAAATGACTGCACTGGATAGTTCTTAATCTGCGTAAAGTGTGACACTCTGCCACGTGAGTTACGCTTCACATCAGGAAAGGCAAACTCCCTGCCAGACGGTGTGGTAATCTTGCCTGTGTTTATAGCCTCTTTAGCCAATCGGGAATGCCAAGTTGCGACCCCTTGGTATTTCTCAGTGAAGTGGCTGTAGTATGCTGCCTCTGCTTCTGTTCTGCCAAAGCCTGTTGCTCCGTATAACGGCGCAAACGTGTGTGCTTTAGCTTCTTGGCGACTCGTCTGTTGACCAGCATCAGTAATAACTTGACTGGTATATGAGTGTACATCAAATCCTGTAGATACTTCTTCAATTGCTACTCCATCCTGTGATAAATATGCCGCAGCACGAAACTCAAGTTGAGCAAAGTCTGCTTCCATAATCTTGCCACCTTCAAAGCGAGACACAAACACCTTCTTCACAGGGAATGTACCACCTCGTGGCATGTTCTGCATGTTAGGGTCAGCACCTGACAGTCTGCCTGTCGAAGTACGATGCTGTAACAGACGGACGTGCAGTTTGCCATCCGACTTAGTATGTGTATCAATACCCTCGACAAACGATGATAGGTATGTGTCAACGGCAGACAGCCTACGTACTTTCATCAGGAAGTCTTGAGCATCAGCCATGCTCTTTGAACGAGCAGCACTCTCAAGTATCTCTAGGTTTTGTTTCGATGTCGAAAAGCCATTCGCACTAGTCCACTTAGCAGTCGGTGGACGAAACTTAAGACCAGCAAGAGTGGTGGTATTAGTAAGAGTATACCCATTGCTGTCGCATACCTTGCAATGATTGGGTCTTGCATAACTGCTTCCATCTTTCTTTGTTCTCCATACTTTGCCTGTTCCATTACATTCTTTACACTGCGTTGCTACTGTCTTGTAGATACGCTCTGTGCCAGTATTAATGAGGCTACGAAACTCACCTTCACCCATGTATGGGTCAATGCGATTACCCCAATCAGTCTTGTCCAAGACACGGCGACTGTAGACAACCCAAGACAATTGCTCTGGGCTGTTCAAGTTGATAGGTGTGTCACCCATCAGTTCACGAACATGCTCCTGCAATGCATCCTGTAGTTCCTTACGCTCCTGCTCAAACTCCTGACGCACTTCGTCTAGCTTGGTGCGGTCAACTGTAAAGCCACGCTGGTATATACGAGCAAGGCATACGGCAACCTGATTAGTCAGGTCAACTGTTCCCATTAGACCACTGTCTGCAGGTGTGTTCAGACGATACCATATCTTATCAGCCAGTTGCTGTGTAGCCTCAAGGTCAGCCGAAAGATATGCAGATAACTCAGCGTGTGGTATATCACGTGTGCTATATCCCTTCTTGAAGTATTCCTTCAATGTATCTTGCTTCTGTGTATCTAACTCATAGCGTTCAGCACAAGCCTCAAGTGATAGTGGCTCTTTCTGTCCACGCTGTAGCACATACTCTCCAAGCATCGTGTCAAAGACAGGACCATCATACTTGAACCCTGACTCCCACAACCACAACAAGTCATGCGCAGCATTGTGCATGATAAGGATAGTCGCTTGGTTCAGATAGTCCTGCACAAGATTAAAGCCTAATTCATCTGGCTCTACCTCACTATGGTCAAAGGTAACTATGCGTTGAATACCAGAATCAGAAAGCAAGCCCACCATTGTGAGTGAGTTGTTAGGTTCAAATGGGTCAAGGTGCATCTTACCATTGCGGTGGGTTACTGTGTTCTCTACATCAAGTGTTAACTTCATCCTTCATACCTCGCTGTCAAATAATTCAGTTCACAGTTTACCATTCCATGCCAGCCTGTCAACTTGTTCTTCACGATGTTGATGTGCCGTAACGGACTATCCTCTTCCTGACCCTCGACTGATGGTGACTTACCAATCAGTATCATCAGGTCAGCCTCTGCTGCCTTACCTGTTCGTGAACCTTCCATCATGGACTGGTTCAACTGTGTGCGACCTTCTGCCTCTGCTGACAACTGTGACATGTAGAACACAGCACAGTCATGTGCTTTAGCAATCTGTCGTGCATGAATGGCATTCGCCTTCAGTGCTTCGTCCTGTCGAGCAAAGCCACCTTGCTGGGCAAACTTATCGCCCATGTCAAGCACAAGGATGTCAGGCTTGTATGTCTTGGCAACGGACTCAACCCATGCCATGTCACGACCTGACGCTTCCTTGATACGAATGTTATTCATCACAGGTTGATACGCCAACTTAGCCTTATGCATGTCATCTCGTATCTCACGAGCAGACATACCGCTTGCGGCTGTCAGGTATCTAGCACCAACACGGTGTGTAGGCTCTTCGTTACACAAGATAATACACTTCGCACCTTGTGCCGCAAAGCCGTTAGGTGATGCAATAAGGCTGGCATGGAACGATGTCTTACCAGTGTTAGGTCTTGCACCTACCTCAATCAACTGTCCACCTGACACGCCCTCTACCTTACGAGTAACAGGCGGTATGTTGAATGCCCATCGTGCTTCCAACTCTGCCTTTGCCATCAGTGTTTCGATAGTGATGTCATCCCATTCGATATTCAGATTGGGTGTGAAGTCATCGCCATACTGCTCAAGCAGGTTACGCAATGGCTCAAGGCTGGTCTTGTCACCATTCACATAGTCAAAGCCAAGATTGGCAATGTCTTCGCCCACTACCTGCTGGAATAGTTTAGATAACACCTCTTGTGCTACATCACTACCCATAGGGCTTTCCTTCTTAATCTGTGTGAACAGACTGGAATAGGCTTGCTTCTGTGCCGTAGTCAGTGTGCGATTGTCTGACATGAACAGTGCTTCCACCTCATCGGGTGTAACAGTGCGTTCATATCTGTCCATAGCAAGGTCAACAATCTTCTTAATCTTACGGACATCTTTGCTGAACAGTCTGTCAGGACATCTTGAACCACGATGGTCATCGTAGAACGGTTTGTCCATCAGACTGCGTAATAGAGATAGTTCCATTTCATTCGCTCCTTTGTTGGTTAAGGTTATATAGCGATGCCATATCATCGGGGTGGCGATACTTTATGTCATCTTTCAGTCGTAATACACGAACACTGTTTACATGTCCACGCAATTCTTTCGCTATAGCAAGGGTCTTAGGGGCAGCATCAGGGTCTAGTGCTATAACTGCTGTCGAGAACTGCGAGAGATACGATTTGTGTGATTCAGAAAGAGATGTTCCCAACACGGCTACCCCAACGAACCTATCATCACTTCCAACAATCGCCGCACTCACACAGTCCTCGACAACTACTGCGACACTACCACAACCATGCACATAAGGCAAGCCACTATTTCCATATCGTTTCCATTTAGGAATACGACTGCCTAGTGAACGTCCAGTAGCGTCAACAACTACACCGTTATGCACGACAGGGAACACAACACGGTTCTCCTTCACATCATGCATAAGGTTCAATTCATTCTCATCTATGCCCCACTTGGCACACCATATGATTAACTCACGCTGGCTTCTGTGTGGCACAATATAACTTGGCATCTCAAAGTCGCTTGATGCATACTCCTCTGCACCTGTAAAGCCAGCACGAATATCATCCACTGACATGTGGACACGAGTGCCACCCTTGATGTCACAAGAAGCCTTGTAGCAATTCCAAATAAGACTGCCCATATTATTGGTGACAGTGAATGTCTTGTATCCATTACATACAGGACAGTTCATTCTCTTAGTCTCACCATTGCGTATGTCTATATCACTTATAGTGTTATATATATTATACATGTATATATCACCTTTCTCTGTGGCAGTTTAACTGCTTTTAACATGGATTTTTCTAGCCGTCAATGCATTATTTGCACTTGTGTATGTATTCTTCATGTATGGTTTGACAGACTGTGGGTTACTATGTCCTGTAACCGACATGATTTGTCCCATAGGGACACCTGCCTCTACCATCTGTGTAGTACCAGTTCTACGCAAGTCCATCAGCCGTAGCTTCTCATCCAGCCCTGCTTCACGCATGACAGCCCTTCCTGCTTTCGATAACCTTTCAATACTATACGGGTGATACTCGCCCCCTACGGGCAACACACGGGGTGCTACGTAGGTTTGAAATCCAAAGTCTTGCTCCTGTTCCGTGAGCATCTCGTGCAGGTCATCACCAATAGGTAGTGTAACCTGTGACCTACGCTTGCTTTGTTCCAAGAACAACTTACGATTATCCAAGTCGATGTTGCTCCATTGCAACAGTCGCATATCACCAAGCCTCTGACACCATTCATAGGCCATGTGAATGATTAAGCCTATGCTTCTCCACTCAAATTGGCTATATGCAGTGTCAAGGAATTGACGCACATCGTCCTCTGTCCACACAACTTTACGTTGGACAGGTGTCTTTCGTTTTATGTTAGCAAAGGGATTGATTGTTGCATATTCCATGTCGATTGCGTAACGATATATCAAAGATGATACTGTGCAGACATGATTAGCAAAGGTAATTCCACGCTTTACCCACTCTTCATAGGCATGTTTGGCTTGCTTACTGGTAACGCTTGTGTAATCACAGTCACCAAACTCCGCAACCAATACGCTGAGAAAGTATCTATAGTCCTTCTGACTACGCTCTCTCAGCATATTAAAGTTATTTGAAGAGTAGTAAGTGTTAACCAACTCTTCTACTGTATTCATTCCTCATGCACTCCTTCTTCTCGTTGTTTAGCACTATGAATAGCGTGACAATTAGCACATAGTAATCTGCACTTTGACATCTCTTCCTTGATAGCTTTCAGTGAACGGTCATACATGTAACTAATCAGGTTAGTCTTTTCTTTGGGGTCAAGGTGGTCAAAGTGTATAGCGGCTGGATGCTTCCTGTAGCCACACTCTGAACACCCATAGATAGTTTTGTAGCGTTGTATTAAATTCCTGTGCTTGTAGTATGTGCTACGCCAATGCACAGAGATATTATCTCGCTCTCTTTGGTATGCTTCTGGAGACATCCAACTTTCCTTCACACCTCTATTACCTTTCTGGTAATACTTGCGGAAGATATAGCCATCTTCACGGACATCTCCCCTGCGAAGAGGGAGTTCCATTAACTCACACTCTTCCCAAGTTATCTGCCTGTAAGGGATGCTCATGCCGCGATGAGTTCCTTGAACGGCTTGCTTTCAATCCACTGTGACACTTGATGCTCACGATTGAACATGGACATAGCACTGGTATCCTTACCTGTATTACGTAGGTTGAAACCATTACGCTCATCAGCATAGGTAGCATAGTTCGTGAAAGCAGAATACAATGCCCACACATTCTCACCACGAACCCCAGCCTCTTGATTATAAAGAGTAAACATCTTCTCAGAGGCACGTTCTGACTTCAGTAATGTCTCAAGCATAACCTTGACATCACCTACATACAGAGGCTTGACTGCCCACTGCTGTAGACGCTCCGACTGTGCATAGAATGACTGTGATGATTCACGCAAGTCACGAATGAACTTATCCATGCTGAAGTTGGATGTGTTCTTACGCCTAACTTTATCATGCTCACCACGAATCATACCATTGGTGCAGAAGAAATCAATCGCACCAAAGTAAGTTTGATTGGAACACGACCCATCAATACCATGCAATGCAATGATACGCTGTGCAACAGTCGTGCTGTGCTTGTCACTCTCAATACGAGCAGTCACATTAGGCAACACCATGTCCATCATAGCCCACGCATTGCTTCGTGCAATACGCCACTTGATGTTCATGCTATCGCATTCCTGTTCACCCAAGTGTTCAGTGATTGTGTCATGGACACCACCGAAGAAGTCAGCGTGAGATGCACAATTGAATGTGTCACCTACCACGCCAATGTAATCACCAGTCTCCCCATTGATTACATATTTCTTGTCCTTCACCTTTGTAGGCTCAAACTTTACATCAAAGTTTAGTGACTCAGGCATCATGTCCTGAATCGGTATCATATCAAACGGCATAGTTAACTCCTTTCGTTTGGTTATTGGCAACTGATACTTAGTTATACCACAAGAAACACTATTAGTGCAACAATAAAAGTCTCAATCATCTTATTTCTCCCATCTGTAGAATACATGGTCAGAGATACGGACAATAGGTGTCTTCGTCTTTGCCCATGCAGGTTTCACATAGTAAGCATGGTAGTGTGTAGCACCCTCAACAAAGTCATCTAGGTTGCCACTATACACACCATGTGCAATGACCATTGCCTGACTCCATGCATCTACATCTTTAGCCTTGTCAGATTTACCATCACAATACCAACTGAATTGACATCTGTTGCGAACTGGAAATCCTTTCGCCCACCCATAGGTTGGACCTTGCTTCACGACTTCACACACTGTGTTAGGATAGCGTGTGTCTTCTACTCTGTTCATCACTACTTGTGCAACAGCGACCTGCCCAATAAAGGGCTGGTCACGTGCTTCATGATATATATTGAGTGCTAGGCATACAAGTGCTGCCTCAAACATCTGGCTGTTCTCCGTCTGGGTCTACGCTCAAGTCTTCAAGCACCCAATCACAATAAAAGATACTATTTCCGTCATCGTCTTTATGTGGCACAAATTTCATAGTGCTATGCATCAGATGCTCCAGTGATTCCAACTTACGAATGTCTGACATCCAGATGTCCTGACACTCATGTATTGATTGAAGTATAATTCGCAAATTGTTGTATGCTTCAAGGAACTCTTTTCTCTGTTTGTGTGTGATGTTCATTGTGTTTCTCCTTTCATCCAATAAGGCATCCCTCTACCTTTGTTATACCTTGCAAACTTCATCTTGTCTACGACATAGAATGCACGATATGCAGTTATAGGCCACTTCTCGTCTGTCTTCAAGTTATCGTGACCACTAAAGCACTGTGGGTGTGGCGTTAATGCACCATCAGGTATGAGACTACGAGCATTCCACAGTGAACCCCAATGCTTGCTTGCCCCATGTATCTTGTCGTATCGCCAGTTGTAG